GGAGCCCGAAAGCTCCCTGCCACGCTAGTGTGGACAACAGTCTGCATATCCATATAGTTGAAGGAGAGGATCCACTGTGGCCTATAAATCTAGGTCTTCAGTAGGCCCTACCGCAACCGGTTACGGTTACGGTAATGTCTGGGGGCAACAAACACTCCCCGGTTCCTCAGAAGAGATTGAGACCTTTTCCCATAATCTCCGAAACTTAGGTCAAGGAGATATTGGTGGGCCTTTTTGGCTGAAGCGTGATATGTGGAATTATGTATTGCCACATATCTCTGGCGGTTGGGCTGACGGATCGCAACTCTGTATTTCTACAGGTATTGCGCCCGTTCAACCTTTCAGCGAGCCTTCGAATTCAGAAATGATTACGAAGGGCGCTACAGCTATCTCTCGTACAATTCCGACTGCACCCTCTTTCGAATCGCTTACAGCGATGAGCGAAATCGTGAGAGACGGAATTCCCTCTGCAATAGGTGTCAGCTCCTGGCGCGAAAGAACAAATGTCGCAAAAGGTGCTGGCTCCGAATATCTGAACTACAAATTCGGATGGGTTCCTCTTATCTCTGATATGAGAAACTTTGCACATACAGTTAAGAATCATAATAAGATTCTTACTGCAATGAGGGCCGGCTCTGATAAAGTAACCAGAGTCGGGTATCATTTTCCTTCCAGTAGTAGTCATGAATCCCTTCAGGGAGGTGCTTTTACGTACTTCCCTGGTAATAATGGGATCTCTACTGCCGCGTCCGCCTCTTATACGGCAGACCTCTCGTCAGAAACCTGGTTTAATGGTGCTTTTACATACCATTTACCAGTGGCGAGTAGTCAGGTTGGCAGAGCTCAGCGTTATGCTGAGCTCGCAGACAAGTTGTTGGGGATAAAACCTACCCCATCTAATGTCTGGAATGCCGCACCCTGGACGTGGGCTATGGACTGGTTCACTAATGCCGGTGATATTATGACTAATATCTCCGAGCTGGGCCAGAACGGCTTGGTGCTTCGATACGGCTATATAATGTCTTCAGTGAAAGTCACTGAACGCATTTTAGTCGGCGCACAAGATCCAGCATGGTCTGGCAGTGTTTCTGCTGGATCGTTGGAACATGTGCGGGAGTATAAAAAGAGACTCCAATCGACGCCATATGGATTTGGCGTTCTTGGTAGTGAGTTAACTCACGCCCAAGAAGCTATCATTGTGGCACTAGGTTTAACCTATGGCCACGGTGGTAAGGGATAGGGCGATCAAAACCCTATTCCTTTTCACATGATGTTTTCAATCCTGAAAACATCCCCACTAAGGAGATGTGCTCAATGGCTTTTGCCGACCCTCAGTCAGTTACCATTGCTGGAGGTGCTATCTCACTCCCAAGAGTTTCATCTGGGAATGGGAATGGCGCCTTCCAGTCTGCCGACGGTACCACTAAGCTGTCTGCCGCCCATACATATGGACGTAGGACTCGCCGAATGATTCGTCTGGACGCTTCCAAGATCGCTGCCGACCCGCTTCTTGCGGGCGTCAACGTCAAGGCAAGCATGTCCGCCTACTTGGTTCTTGACACACCCGAAACCGGGTATGACAAGAACCAGATTAAAGAGGTTGCGGATGCCTTTCTGGCATTCTTGACCGCTTCGTCTGGAGCCAAGTTGGGGCAGTTCATTGGTGGTGAAAGCTGAGAAGCTTTCGCCGACCCGCATTTTACATTTGTGCGGGCCGAAAGGTATATAGGTTAGTTACACTGCCTATATGCCTCGACCTGTTAAGCAATCTACCCTCCGGTATATCCGGAATAAGGTAAATTGCGAAATGAGGGTTCTATCATTTGAGCTCATGATGTACCACCTATTAAGGGGATACATGAAAAGCATGATAGATCTCTGGTGTGAGCTTGCTGATGAATTAGCAAGCTGGTGTCACACTAGCACTACTCTTGACTCTAAAAAGCTCAAGAGTCGAGTTAAAGATGAAGGCCTTTCTTTTCTCACGATAACGCTTCCTTCCTTTGGGAAGGAGTTTGAGCGTTGTCTTGAGTTAGGTCTTCTTGATGACAATTCTTTTCCTGGATTTCAGAAAAAGAATGGTTTCCCTCTATTCCTAGGGGGTTTCCTTCATCAGATCTTTGACTCTTCAAGTGGTGCCTTGCGCACTGATGTTCCTGAGGATTCTATCTTCGCTATTAGGCAGCTTACGCTGCTTTTTGCGAAGGTCGAGTTACCCTGCAGTGATGACAGGATTTCTCGCGCCTTTTGGAACTATGTGCGTTGTGAAGAGGATCTCAGAGAATGGGAAAATCGTAACTCTTTTGATTCATTACGATTCAAAAGAGTTTCCCACCTCCTGTTTGCGGATGTTTTCGCAAAAATGGATGATCTCATCAGAAATGGTGAAATCATTCCCAGACATGGTCCAGGCTCGACCTCTGATCGGATTTCTGGAAACCAGAAATTCGATCTGTTTAGCTGGTCGGCTCGGTTGGAAACGTTATTTCCCTTCGGGGATTTCGCGCTTCCAAACTGGCGGTATCATAACCGCTATGATCATGTTGAGATCCTTGATCCTGGTAATGAAATACCCGTAAGGGTTATCCATGTACCTAAAACGCTGCGGACTCCTCGAATCATTGCGATTGAGCCAGCCTATATGCAATACATGCAACAGGCTATTCTCCATCCAATGGTCGAGCTCCTCGAAAGTAAGAGAATCGTCGGTAACAACCGAGACAATCTTTCTTTCGGCTTCCTCGGTTTTACAGACCAAGGCCCAAATAGGGACTTGGCCTGTCAAGGAAGTAAAAATGGCGATCTGGCAACGCTCGATCTGAGTGAAGCTTCTGATCGTGTCCACATCTTGCATGTAGAGGCCATGTTGTCTGGATTTCCTTCCCTTCGGGAGGGTGTTCTGGCAACACGGTCTACAAAGGCAAGAATTCCTTCGATTGGGGTTGATCTTTATTCCCTTCGAAAGTTTGCGTCTATGGGATCCGCTTTATGTTTTCCTATCGAGGCGATGGTTTTCTTAACTGCCATCTTCCTCGGTATTGAAGACATAAAAGGTTGCCCTTTGACACGTAAGGATGTTCTTTCTTACGTGGGTAAAGTGCGTGTCTACGGAGACGATATTATTGTCCCCGTCGACTGTGTCGATTCTGTTCTTCAATCACTCGCCCGTTTGGGTTTTAAAGTGAATGTTGACAAGTCCTTCTGGAATGGGAAATTCCGGGAGTCTTGCGGAGGAGATTATTATGACGGAAATGATGTAACACCTATTCGTTTCCGTCGAACCTTCCCCGAGAACAGAGGAGATGTTTCCAGAGTGGAATCTCTGGTTGCCTTCAGAAACCACATTTACGAGCGTGGTCTCTGGAGAACAGCCAGTTGGCTTGATGAGAGGATTGGAGAAATCCTTCCTTTCTTCCCCATAATCGAGCCAACATCACCTGGGTTGGGTAGACGATCCTTTTGGCCATGGATGGCCGAAAGGATCGACTATAACACACAAGCTCCAAGAGTGCGAGCTTATGTGCCAATCCGAAAACCGCCTGCTTCCACAGCAAGTGGTCTAGGATCCCTGCTTAAATGTCTATTGCCTAATAGGGTAGAACCCTATGAAGACAGTCGTCATTTGGAACGCTCTGGGCGCCCCTCAGCCGCCGACATCAAGCTGAAGTGGATCTCACCTTTCTGATTTAGGAAAGGTGGCGTAGGTTGTTAAGTGTCAGTTAGGGACATCTGTATCCCATCTCATCACCTTTGGGTGGGTGAGATTTCCTTACTGTGCAAGGTGATTTGCCTTGTATCGCTGACACCTACGAGAGTGTATATAATCCCTAGCGGGCTTATACTTGGG